GCGGCTGTAGCGCCTGCGCTTGCGACTCTGTTCAGCTTCCATCGTGTCCAGCTATTTGCTAACTGGACAGCATCGTTATCGCTGCGACCGCTCTTCTCAAGACGGGTTCGCCGGACGCTTACCCCAAGCGTCACACAGCTCGTGAAGGTCGTGCTCAGTATCGATCTCGGAGTCGCGCAGGTCGGCCACCGAGTCGTAGTCGGGATGCTCACCGGCTGGTGCAGCGGCAAAGAAGCGTTCAAACGTCAGCTTCATCGAACCCCTCGGGAAAGGATGCGGCGTCCCCTTGATACCGCCTGTTGATTCGTTTCGGCGAGCTGCACAGAGGCCGCACTGGCCGGCGCACTGGCAGCGGCTACTGCGGCGCGCCCCTTAGGCGCTGCTGCGCTGCTCGCTGCGTTCCCCACCGTTGGCGCCGAGGCCTGCACCGCAGCAAACATGTCTTGCGTGACTTGCCTCGGCACTAGCCTCTCGCGCAGCCGCGCCCAGTCCTGCCCACTCCACTTGTGCAGCCCCAGGTAGTGCGCCACGGCCAGGTTGCCCACCGCACAGTCCAGCGCCTCGTTGCGCGCCCCGTTGGGCTTCACGTACTCGCGGATCGCCCTGCCCTTGTGCCACCGCGTCTGCGGCTTCTCGACCAGGAACTGCTCGTACCAGTCCGCCTCGAGCTGCCGGTGCGTGTGCATCGCCCCCGGCCCGGCCGCCAGCGGCAGCCGGTTGAAGAGGTGGTCCTTCGCCGTGTCGGTCCCGAGCAGCCACAGCTTCACCCCCTCGGGCGTGCGCTGCCCCTGCCAGTCGATGTCCTGCGCCGTCGGCTTGGCCGCGATGATGGGTTTGTTGCGGCTGCTGTGGCCCTTGGTCACCAGGCAGCCCAGGCGCTCGCGCTGGCTGCCGTAGTTGTAGACGTCCTGCGTGTTCGAGCCGCCCGAGTCGATGCCGTAGGCGCTGATCTGGATCAGCACGCCGCTGCTGTGCGCGAACGGCGTGCGCCGCACCTCGTCGAGCTGGGCCCAGCAGCTGCCCGGCTCGTCCGGCATCGCCGTCGGCGAGCCCCACAGGATCAGGTGGTCGAGCACCCACCATTCAAGCCCTGGCCCCCACGCGACGATCGTGCCTTCCAGCCGGTTCGGCTGCGTATCGAACCAGGCGGTGACCACCAGCGCCGGCTGCGGCACCACCCGCGCCGGATAGTCCTCTGACCTCGCCTGCAGCTGCTGCGCCGTGGTGGTGGTCTCGGCGCCGTCATAGGGCAGCGCCTCGCGGGTGTTGCGGTAGACCTTCTTGGCCTCCAGGTCGCCGCGCTGCTCACGCAGCTTCGCCCTTGCATGCTGGCGCGCCAGGCGCAGCCAGCTGATCGAGCCCAGCGGCGCATAGAAGGCGCTCACATGCAGGCTCACCGTCTCGCCATCGCCCTCGCCTCGCGCCACCCAGCGCGCCCGGCCGCCCATCGCCTCGTCGGCCAGCATCGTGGCCTTGTGGTGCTCGTCGATCTCGCAGCCGCACTCCGGGCAGACGAACCAGGCGCGCTCGACGCGGTCGGCTTCCTCGTCGTAGTCGTAGCGCATGTTCTCCTGCACCAGCTCGTGCAGGTGGCCGCAGTGCGGGCACGGCACGTGGTAGACCTCGCGGGTGCCCTGCTCGTACAGCGCCGCGATCTTGCTGCTGCCCACCAGCGTCGGCGAGCTGGCGATGTAGAACTTGCTGATGCCCTCGTAGGTGGTCATGCGGGCCTCGGCGATCTCGATCGGGTCGCCCTCGCCGTTGACCGACTCGGCGGCGCGGTCGGCTTCGTCGACGAACACGTAGCGCGCCGGGATCTCGGCCAGGTTGGAGGCCGAGCCGGCGGTGACGATGTAAACCGCCCCGCCATCGAACTCCTTGCAGTCCACCGTGTTGCGGGCATCCCGGCTGCGCGGCCGGGCCACCTTGGGCTTCACCGCATCGCAGGCGTCGATGGCCTTGGCCACCCGGGCGCTCAGCCGCTTGGCCAGCTTGTCGGTGGGCTCCAGCGCCAGGATGTTGGCGGGCGCCCGGTCGATCCAGCCCAGGCAGGCGTTGATGAAGGCCTGGGTCTTGAGCATCTGCGAGGCGCCCATCACCACCACCCGCGAGCACGGGTGGCCGGGCGACAGGCACTGCAGCAGCCGGCGCGCCATCGGCGTGTGGGCGATCCGGTACGGCCCGGCGAAGGCACTGCCCTTGGGCAGCACCATGTGTTCCTCGCTCCAGCTGTCGAGGTGCAGCTCGGGGTCCGGGAGCATCGCCTTGGCGATCGTCTCCGAGACCGCCTGGAAGCCGTCGGCGCAGTTCATGGCTGGGTCTCCCTTGCCTCGGCCTCCAGCGCCTCGCCAGCGGGCTGCTGCGCGGTTTCCTGACCGGCCAACTGGGCGAGCAGCGCCGGCAGCGTGCGGCGCGAGAAGGTGTCGAACAGCTCGCGTTGCGCGGCGTCGATCGCCGCCTGCACTTCGCGGGCGTCGTCCATCGCCGCCACGTTGGCGGCCAGCTTGCGGCCGATCACCAGGCCGCCGTCGCGCAGCGCCCGGAAGGCGGTGAAGACGGCCGACACGGCCGGCTCGCGTTCGATGACGTTGCCCAGCTCCTTGGCCAGCGCCAGCTCGGCCATCTGCGCCTCGGCGGCTTCGCGGCGGGTGCGCAGCGCGGCGTAGCTGGCGTCGTCGGCCTGAGCGGCTGCTGCGGCCTTCTGGCCCTGCTTGCGGCTGTCGGCGCGGGCGCGGGTGTTCTGCGCCCACTGGATGTCGGCCACGGCGGCGTCGATCATCTTGCGGCCGTCGATCTCGACTGCCGTGATGCGGCCCTCGGCGATGGCCTTGCGCACCGCCTTCTCGTCGCAGCCGCGGTGCCGGGCGTATTGGCTGATGGTGTGGTCGAAGGCCATCGTCAGCCTCCTGCCTTCGGACCAAACATCGGACTTTTGCCCGGGGCAGCCACTGGCGCGGCGACGGGGGCCGAATTACCCGTGAGGCAGGCTTCGCCGGAAGTACCTACGAGGGGGTGCAGGGATGTTTTCTCCATCAACTTCCTTTCTTTTCTTTGTGGGGTGGGAGAGGACAAGGGCGTTACGCGCGTTACGCCACGCGTTACGCCGCAAACCCGCGTCGTTACGTGAGTTACGCCGTTACGCTGGGTTGAGGCGCCACACCCGCACAGGCGCACGCGCACGTGACGCGCGCATGTGTGGCCAAGAACAGGCGTTACGCGCGTAACTCGCGTAACGACGCGGGTTGGCCGCGTAACGGCGTTACGCATGTGGCGTAACGGAAGCGCCGCTTCCGCCCTCGATTCCGTCCTCGCGATAGGCCCGTGCGAAGCGCTGCAGCGCCGGCTCGAACGTGCGTGTGCAGTCCACCGCCCACTCGCCCTCGGCCATGCCGTCACGCGGCCCGGTGCCGCGCGGCAGCCAGCAGCGCATGGCCTTGCGCCCGCCCGCCGGGTCCTTGAAGGCCACCACCTTGTAGATGAGCCGGGGTTCGAGCCTTTGGCCCGTGTGCGGGTCACGTTCGTTGCGCTCGAGCACCCAGCGCTCGGCGCCCTTGGTGAACTGCGCCTGCGCCGGCGGGTACCGCTCGCCGGCCATGTCGCACCAGCGCCGGAACGCCCGGTACAGCTGCTCCGCGGAGCACACCTGCATCGGGAGGGGGAGGAGGCCGGCGATCCACTCGCTCATGAAGCGCTCGGCGGGCTTCATGCCCAGCTCGATCAGGTCGGCCTTGGCCTCGGTCATCAGCGGCTTGGTGTGCTCGTGGAAGTCGCCCAGGTCCAGCTGCATCAGGTAGTGCATGAACTTGGCCGCCCCGCCCGCTTCCAGGAAGGCGTGCACGCGCGCATACAGGTCGCCGTCCTGGCTCATCGGCGTGTAGACCACCAGGTAGCGGCGGTCGCCGTCTTCCAGCGCCAGCGGCTGCTGCTCGTTGGACAGGAACACGACGTTGGCGTGGTTCTCTTCCCAGCGCACGCTCTGCTGGATGGCGCGGATCGGGATCTGCTCTTCGGTGATGACCCACTTGAGCTTGTTTTTGTGGTGGTACAGCTCCTGGCGCGTCACCACCTCGTTGCCGATCACCATCAGCTTGGCCGACAGCCAGTCGTTGAACTTGTCCTCGAGTTCGGTCTGGCCGACCATCACGCCGTACTTGCCGTAGACCGAACGGACCGCGTCGAAGAACAGGTTCTTGCCGGTGCCCTGCGGGCCGTGGAAGACCAGCGCGGTGCGCAGCTTGGCGCCGGGGCGCTGCAGCGGCAGTGCGAGCCAGCGCAGCACCCAGGTGACGACCGCTTCGACACCGATGTCGGTGCTGGCGCTTTTGCTGCACAGGTGGTGCAGCAGCTCGAGCATGACCGCCACCTCGGCTTCGGTGCAGGGCACCGGTTTCGTGGCGAAGCCGTCGAACAGGTTGATGGCGTCGGGGCCGACGTCCTCGCCGGGCGCGAAGCGCACCTCTTCGGGCAGCACCAGGCGGCGGCCCTTGGTGGCCAGCCACATCTTCACCGTGTCGTTGCCGAAGGCCAGCCGTACGGTGGCGATCTTGACGATGCGCCGCGTCTCGCCGTCCCACACGGTGTCGGTGCCGTAGATCAGCGCGAAGTGCTTGGTGAGCCGGGTGAAGCCGCCGAAGTCGGGCTTGCGCTCGCGCGGCTTGGCCTTGCGATCGGCCGCCCCCTCCCCCCGGGCCTTCGCGCTTGCGCCCGGGTGGGGGGAAGGGGCCGGCTCGTCGGGCAGCTCGGCGCCGGGGAACGGCGTGACGTTGTCCGGCAGGTCGTCGTGCGTCACTGCAGCGCCTCCAGCACCAGGCGCAGCTGCTCGGCCACGGTGACCAGGCCATCGCGGGCATGCAGGTCGTTGAAGTCGGTGTCGTCTTCGCCGCGGTTGGCGCCGAAGACCGGGTAGGTGACGTAGCAGCCTTCGACCTGGCGCGCGACCTTCCAGGCCGCCAGGCGGCCGAGGTTCTCCAGCTCGCCGGTCATGTGGTGGCGGCGGCGGTGGTCGTCGTCGGCGCAGATCAGCAGCGGGTGGTCCGGGTAGAGGCGGCGCAGGATCTCGACGACGTGCGCCAGGTTGTGCGCGTCGAGTGCGACGAACACCGGCTGGCGGCGCTCGACGGCCATGCGCAGGCTCAGGCCGGTGGCATAGCCCTCGCAGACAAGGATCACGTCGCCGGCTTGCACCTCGCCCAGGCGCAGGCAGCAACCGTCCTTCATGAAGCCCTTGGTGAAGGTCTTCTGCGGCAGCTGCTCCCCAGTGCGGCGGTCGAAGCGCGGGCCGGGGTAGATGCGCTGCAGCGCACGCAAGGCGTGCTCTCGCGGCAGGTCGTAGCGCAGCAGCGGCACGACGATGGAGCCGTCACGCAGGTAGCGGCAGGCTTCGGCGTCGACGCCCTTACGCTGCAGGTAGGCGCTCTTCCCTTCCCGGCTCGCGGTGCGCCACAGCTCGGCGGCCGACATGGCGGCGAGCTGGGCTTCGTGCTCGCGCTCCTCGCGGGCCTTGGCTTCCGCGGCGGCCCGCTCCATGCGGAAGCGCTCGCGCTCGGCCTCGGACAGCGGGCGCCAGTCGACTTCGACCTTCTGCCACTCGCCCGACGCATACGAGCCGTAGGCACCGACGATGTAGGCGCCGCCGGCGCGCGGGCGGAACTCGTACAGCCGGTACCAGTACTTGCCGCCCTTGCCGCAGGTGCGCTTGCGCGGCAGGTCCACCTGCAGCGGCAGGTCCTGCGGGCGCAGCTGGATGCCGAAGTCGCCCATCTGGTGGACGACCTCGTGGTAGTTGGATTGCAACTAGCGCCCCCGTGTGTGGCGCTGCGCTGCCAGGCGACGCTGGTGGTCGTCGCGGCAGTCGTCGTCGCAGTACAGGGCCGTCGGTGCGCAGGCCTCGCCGCAGTTGCCGCATCGGCCGCGCGGCAACGCGGGCTGGTGCATCGCGGCCTGCGCCGCGGTGAGCGCGCGGTGCAGGAACTCGGCCTCACGCACGGCCACCATGTCGTCGGGGCCGAGGCGCTCCTGCGGGTCGCGCTCGACGGTCAGGCCGTAGACCTCCTTCGTCATCACACTCATCGCCTGGCTCTTCGTTGGCGCCGCACCTTGGCCGCCGCGACCTGGGCGCGGGTCTCGCGCACGGGCAGCCTGCGGACTTGCGCCGTTGGCTGCTCCGACACCGGCTCGCAGCGGAGATAGAACGGCCCGTCGAAGACGAACGTCATGGGGCCCTTCGTCCACGCCTTCCTGGTGTTGCTCACGCTTCGATCCTCGACGCCTGCAGTTCCTCGAGGACGGTGAGCACCGAGTTGGCCGCCACCCATTGCGAGACGGCGGTGTTGCCGCACACGTCCTCGAAGTCCTTGATGAGCCTGGCCGGCAGATCACGCCGGCTCGGCTTGTCGTCCTTGTTGAGGTAGTCCGTGACGTGCTGAGGGATCAGCCCAGCATCGGCGGCGAGCTGGCGCTGGGTCATCCTGCGCACGCGGCGCAGCTCCCAGCACAAGCGCACCGCATCGCGGTACGACCTGCAGGTCTTCATCAAATAGGGCGGCACGATGGCCGCTCCCTCCAACCGCCCAAGCAGCGGCCTCAGTGGCATCTGATCCATGGTTGCCCCCATGAAGAAATGCAATCGGATAACCGGTTGAATCACCGGTCGCGCAGGGGCGAAAGTGAAGGCATGACGAACCTTCAACGAACGCCCTTTCTGCATCGCCCGACGCACGAGACCGCCTGCCCCGTGGGCAACCGGTTGGCCTGCGGCCGAGTGCGTAGACGATGCAGGAAGGGCTCGCGACAGCGAGGTGCGCGAGTAAGACGACACGGTGGGTGGGTGCGCTGGTGCGCGTGCAGCCGAGCTATTCATGTCTCAGGCCGCCTGCTCGACGAGTTGGCTCGCGCGCTGCCCGGCTTGTTCTCGGCGCAGCTGCGCGAGGAACACCTGCGGGTGGTCCAGCTTCACGCGCGGCGGGATGCCGCGTCGCTTCCAGTTGTCGACACGCTGGATGCCGCCGCCCTTGGTGTCGTAGCCAAGGAGCGCGGCGACCTTCGCTGAGCCGCCGAGGTCGTCAATGAGCTGGGCATCGGTGTGCATGCCCGCGATTAAACATAGCGTTTATCTATTTGTCAACGCGGCGTTTATCAACAAAGTGTTTAGTTGACCAACAATCGCGGCCCATGCACGCATCGATGAAGCGCCTTTTTGACTACGCGAAGCAGGAGCCACCCAGGGGTGGGTCGGAGGTGTCCTCGCTCGCCGACCTGGGGCGCCGCCTCAACGTCTCGGCGCAGACCTTGAACAACTGGAAGGCCCGCGGGGTGTCGAAGGAAGGCGCCATCGCCGCAGAGAAGGAATTCGGGTGCGCCGCCACCTGGATCCTCGAGGGCGAGGGCCGAATGGATTCGGCACACAAGGCCGAAGCAGCTGAGGCAGCCTCCAACGTGCACGAGATCCAGTCGCGCCGGTCGGTGCCGCTCATTTCGTGGGTGCGAGCGGGCGACTTCGAGGAAGTCCAGGACCACCTGCAGCCAGGCGAAGCCGACGAGTGGATCGACGTCTACGACACCAAGCCGGGCGAGAGCGCATTTGCCCTTCGTGTAGACGGCGACAGCATGACCTCGCCCTACCCCGGCGAACTGAGCTTCCCTGAAGGAACGATCATCGTCGTGGACCCGCTGCGGGGCGCGGCGGCCGGTGACTTTGTCGTCGCCAAGGATGTGCACACGCAGCGCGCGACGTTCAAGAAGCTCACGACTGACGGTGGCCGGTGGTACTTGAAGCCGCTCAATCCGTCGTATCCCACCATCGAGATCGACGACCCTGCGATGCGAGTCATAGGCCGGGTGATCGAGTACCAAACGAGAGGAAAGCTCTAAGCCGATCGCAGCAGTCGGCCAAGGCAAGCCCGCCCGAGCGCGGGCTTTTCTTCGACCCAACACTAAACATCACGTTGACATGAAAAGTAAACGTGATGTTTAATTCGGCCGTCTCAACACGGAGGGCCGAATGCAGTCCAACAGCACCCGCAGCTACCGCTGCTACTACCACCCACGCGCCGACCAGCTGGCCGAATCGGGCGTGCTGCCCTTTGTTCAGGTCAAGGCCGCGAGCGCCGACCTCGCGATGCGCAGCGCGCACGCCGTCCTCGGGCTGACCATCGACCGGGCCGAGCGCATCGAGCCCACGCCCGAGGTGCTGGCCGCGCTGGAGACGATCCGCACCGCGGATGGCCAGTCCCCCCGCCGCGAACTCAAGCTGCCGGCCGGCGTGCGGTTCGCCTCGCAGGGCTGAGCCATGCGCAGCTTCGTCGCTTCCTACCGGCTTTGCGATGGCCGCCGCGGCACGTTGCACGTGCTGGCACCCAGCAGCTGCGATGCCACGACGCGCGCCCTGGAGTCCCTCGGCCAGCGGTGCTGCGCGCTGAGCGTGCGCCCCACCTCGCGAGGCGCTCGGTGATCCATCACAGCGAAGCTGCACCACCGCCCGGCCTTCCGCCCGGTTACGTGGGCCCCGCAGTGTTGCCCGGTACCGGCCAGCTCATCTACTGGACCGGCCGCGTTGCCATCGGGCTGCGCCATCGCTCGCAGTCGATGTGCGTGCCCAACCAGGCGCAGCGCTGGATCCAGGAACGGCTGCTCAGCGAGGCCCCGGAATGAGTACGCAGGACCTGCCCAATCCCACGGGGCCTATCGGCACCGGCGAGACGCTACCGGGCGGCTTGTCGCTGCTGCTGGCCGAGGCCGAGCGTGATGGCCACATCAACGGCCGCCGCCTGGGCTGGCTGGAGGGACTGAAGACCGGGCTGCTGTTCGGCGTCGCATTGGGCGTTGCCGTGACGCTGGTGGCCAGCTGCGGGGTGCGCACATGATCGCCTGCACGCTGATTCCGTCGGGCGGGCGCATGCGAGCGCCAAGCGGCACGGTGTTGCCGCTGGCCGAGACGCAGCCTTATCGGGCTTGCTACCTGTGCACGCACGGCCTCACCGTCAACGACCAACGTTACTGCCGCTGCAAGGCCGCGGTGGCGCCGGCCTTGGCTGCCCCGGTGCACCTGGTGCGGGCGTCGCACGGCGCCTGCGGGCCTGAGGCGCATTTCATGGCCTACCCGGGCTTCTGACTGCCATGCCGCGCGACACCTTCACTGACGAGCAGCTGCGGCACGCATGGGCGCAGGCGCGCCTGCGTTCGTGGCCGGCGACCTATGAGGAAACCATGGTCGACGCCGCGCGCAGCCGCCTGGTGCGCCTTGCAGCGCTGCGCCTGGCGCGCGGTGAACGGGTCGGCGCCTCGGCTGTTGTGAAGCGCCGACCGGTGGTGCGCCCCGATCTCCACACGCCGCCCTCATCCCCTGCCCCTTCCCTACCCGCTCACATGGACCGCAAGCGCGCTGCCGCTGGCGATGACGAGTGAGCTTTGACCTTCGACGAAAGGACCCGATGACACGGTTCGCTCGCGCTGGTGCATCGACGCCAGCCATTCTCACGGCCCCGCTTTGGCTGCCGGTCTTCATGGCAGTCGTGCTGCTGATGTTCTTCGTGCTGCTGCTCGGGCTCGCCCTTGCCACGGCAGCGCTTTGGCTCGACACGGTGGCCGACTGCCTGCTCGATGCCGCCTCCGAAGCGGCCGAGGACCTCGACGCGTGGTTCATTCGCATGACGGGGTGGCGTGCATGACGTGGATGCTCACCGCCTCCGGCATGGTCGTTGACCTGCTGCGCCCGCAGGGCGCCGTATTCAGCATCAGCGACATTGCCCACCACCTCAGCCAGATCAACCGCTACACCGGTGCCGCGCGCCGCCCCTTGAGCGTCGCCGAGCACTCGCTGCTGGTGTGCGAGATCCTCGAGCGCGAATGCGGCGAGCGCGACCCCAGCGTGTTGCTGGCCGCGCTGATGCATGACGCGCACGAGGCCTACACGCAGGACCTGAGCACGCCGGCCAAGCAGGCCGTGGGTGCGGCTTGGGGCGAGTTCGAGAACCGCGTGCAGTTCGCTGTGCTGCGGCACCACGGGCTGATCACGGCCTACACCGCGGCGCGCGAGCGCATTTGCTGGGCCGACCGCACGGCCTTGGCGACCGAGCGTGCGGCGCTGCTGCCACAGGACGGCCCCGAATGGGGCGTGATGCGCACGCACACCCCTGTGTCGTGGCACGACTTCGACCGTTTCAGCGCCTACGACTGGCAGAGCTGGCGCGATGCGTTCGAGCTGCGCTATCAGGCGCTCGGCCTGGCACTCAACATAAGGGCCGAGGAGATAGCGGCACGTGCTACGACCTTGCCCGGCGCCGCTGCTATCGCCCTATGCCGGCGCCTCGTTCACCCTGAGGACCTCGGCCATGCCGTTCCCTCGGAAGTTCGGCTCCTCGCCCGCAACGCTCTTAAAGGAGGTGACCATTGAGCCTGGTCACGCAGATGATCGTCGCCGAGAAGTACGGCGCACGCCTCAATGTCGAACAGCTGGCCGACGTACTCGGCCTAACCAAGGTGGCGATCTACAACCAGATCAGCGCTGAAAAATTCCCCGTCCCCACATACAAAGACGCAGGCAAGACCTTTGCCGACTACCGTGACGTAGCAGCGTACATCGACGCCTGCCGCGACAGAGCGCGGCTCGCCGCTTAGGCGCGACGTCTGGCTCGGTGTTGGTTGAACAAGGTTCAGTCCAAGCGCTCGATCAGCCCCAAGAGCTTGTGTGTCGTCTTGGGCAGCCTATTTGGCCGGGTGACGACTCGCACTTTCACGCGAACTCTCCAACGATGACCCACCACGTCGTTGGCATTGCGAAGTGCCTCAAGGTGCTGGCCCGCAAACTCGGCCGACACAGGACCCCAGACGGTCTCGCCAGAGTCCAACACGAGCTCAAACTTCCTATGTGCTGGTAGTAGATAGAGCGCGCCGACGAGGACTTCATTGTCCCGCTCATTGATCTCAGCCGCATCGGTGCGCTCCCTGGCGCGATGAATCTGCGTATGGTCAAACTGACGGTCACGTTCACCCTCAACCAGACGTACCGTTGCATCAGCGTCGTCCAGCAGAGCGAAAAACTCACCCATAGACCTCAGGAAGCGCGAATCGATGTCCTCAAGGATTTCTTCAAACGGCTCAGCTTCTTCTTGCGCAGCCGCCGCAATGGTGCAAACTACGTCATCAAGAACGACCTTTAGCTCTGTCTCGACGATGGGCACGTTATCGTTTGCCTCCTCGAGAACTAAGCCCACAGATCCGCGCACTACGTCGGTGAGTATGAGGTCCGAGCTGGCCCTCAACGGAATCCTTCCACGCCGTCCAAGTTCTCCAACTTCGAAGGCAGCAAATTTCTTCGCCACCATCGCCTGGAAAGACTCCACAGCCTTCCCTGCAAAGTCAGCGCGAATTCCGCGTGAGCCAGTCACAGGACCACCTGCAAAGAAGAGGGCCACACCGGCAGTGAGGGCCGGTGCCTCGGCGATTTCACCAATGCGCTGCCTCACCTGTTCAAGACGCTGCTTGAACTGATAGACGCCAATCGGATCGTCCTGCTCCGTACGTGCACGGAGCAATGCCTCAAGAGACTCGGCCTCAACCGAGAGAGCTTCGATCTCGAGCTTCTTCACCATGGCTATTCACGGATTCCCGAGAGCTGCAAGAACCGCAGCGTCGTCCGACGCCAATGAAACGCGCAGCATGCCCTTCCAGAGGGAGGACACGCGTTGATGCGAAAACAAGCCAAACCAGTACGTGGTGTCGGCCACCAGGAGGTGCGCTGCCTTGCCCAAGTCGACAAAGAAGGCGTCGCACGAATAGAGGTGCTTCGTCTGGACTCGATCGAACAGCTGAATGTTGGCCTGGAAGAATGGCTGAACGTCGGGCACCGGCAGCTTCGCGAAGGTAACGAGGTCAATGTCACCCGGCGCCCTACTACGGAGCCGCTCGCAGTCTTCTGTGAAGCTCCCGTCGATCATCTGAAATCCTTCGACGATGCCAGCGCTCCGTAGTGCTTCCCGGTAGCTCAGCAGTCCACGAAGCAACACTACACGCTCCGGCGTCTTGCAAAGGGTCTCGTGGATTTCAGATATCGCGGCGTCGTAGGGCGACGCTGCTGCGTGAGCGCCACCGGGGTTCGCTCCAATGTAGGGAGGGAGAACTCCCGAGGCATTGAACGGCGGAATCACAAGCGCAGAACCTCCCCACTCCGTTGTTGCCCGGCCGGTCGGCCGAGACTTTTGCGATCGAGCGAGAGGGTGGTGCGGTAGACAGCCTGAGGCAATCCCCCGGAAGGAGGGGTCTAGCTTTCGTCGGCGCGCGGTCGCGCACTCTTTCACAGTGACAGGGATCACTTTGGCCACCTTTGGGACGAGGCAGCAGGCCCCAATCAATTCTCACCTAGGCACTTCAACCTGTGCAGGCGTCTACACAAGCGATATCGAGCACGGCAATAGCTGTATATAAATACAGTATACGTGTGCCCGAGGAGAGTTCAAGCAGCTGGCCGCTTGACGTAGGTCCAGAAAGCGGCCACTAGGCGTCCTGAGGATCCGGCTCCCGCCGCCTCTTATGTAGGTCCTCCGGCCGCAGGTTTGTGTACCGCCGAAGGTGCCGCCAGTCCTTATGCCCTGTCACCAACGCGACCTGCTCGATGGAGAAGCCCTCCTCAAACAGCCGGCTTGTGCCTTCATGACGGAGGTCGTGGAAATGCAGGTCTGGAATGCCGAGCGAAACCACCGTCTCCCGAAAGTACTTGCTCAACGTCTGGGGGTGCACCGGAAATATCCGGTCATCGACCTTCGGCTGCCGCTGCACGATGTTCCATGCCTCGCCCAGAAGCGGCACCAACTCCCACACCTTCGCTTTGCGAGGATGCTTGCGCCAAGCACCAACCAAGCGCTTCGCCTCGTCGACGTCGCCCCACTTGATCTCGCAGATCTCGCCGCGGCGCATGGCCGTCACTGCGCCAAACGCGACGACATCGGCGTAGATCTGGCCGTACTCCTTGGCCAGGTGCTCGACCACACGATGCAGCTCGTCTTCACCGGGCCGACGCTCTCGTTTGCCACCGCCACCGATCAACCGCAGGTGGTGCAGCAGCGGTCGCGCGGCGCCCACCACGTCGGGCAACGCTACGCTGAGGTACACGCCGGCATAGCGCATCACCGTGCCCAGCTTGCTGACGTCCATGTTGATGGTGTATGGACCTGCGCCGTCTTCCTTGCGCGCGGTGCAATACGCCACCAGGTCTTCAGGTTTCAGCGTAGCAGCGCGCTTGTCGCCAAGCTCGTTGTCTAGACGTCTGAGCACATAGTGCTCGTTCGAGTGATCGTCGATTGGACGGCTGGCTTCGCGCATCTCGCGGTACGCCTCGATGACGCGGCTCATGCGCAGATCACCAGGCTGAGCCAGCACCTCGCCGGCGTCGATGCGTGTTTCGACCTCGCGCGCCCAAGCCTCCGCCGCGGCCTTGGTCCGGAAGGTCTTACACTTCGCCGCGTGACCCTTGCGCCTGACCTGCGCACGCCACTTCTCTCCCACCCTGATCACGCTCGCCATCTCGTAGCACCCTCGTAGCAATGCGGTAGCACTGCGGGGATGATACGGAAAGAAATGGCCAGAGCTCCCCAGAGAGAAGCGGCACAATACGCAGGCCTGAGTGTCCCCCACCCCGCCGTAGTTCAATGGATAGAACGAGCGCCTCCTAAGCGCTAGATGTGGGTTCGATTCCCGCCGGGGGGGCCATCCACCGCATCGGGCAGCACGCACTTCGGGCCGGCAACGGCTTGATCTGCGACGCGCAGCCTCCACCTGCCGCAGATCTCCACCACCGCGCACGCTGACCGGCGTGCCGCCCTCCATGGCCCTGCTGCTGCTCGCCTTGCTGCATGCCTACATCGGCCTGCGGCTTCTGGCGCCCCTGCCCCTTGCCTGGGCTTCTGCCGGGGCCGTGGCGCTGGCGGCGCTGTTCGCGCTCATGCTGGCCGCCGCCGCTCCGGTGCTGTGGCGCCGCCGCACGCGGCCCGCGCTGGTGTGGGCCGGCTACATCGCGATGGGCTTCTTCTCCAGCCTGTTCGTGCTCACCCTGCTGCGCGACGTGCTGCTGCTCGCCGCCACGCTGGCCGCGCCGCTGGTCGGCGCCAGCTGGCCGACGCCGGCCTTCGTGCGCGACGCTGCGCTCGCCGTGCCGGCCCTCGCGGCGCTGGCCACCTTGCTCGGCTTCTTCAATGCCCGGCGGCGGCCTTCGGTGCGCCGCGTGCAGGTGCCGGTGCAGGGCCTGCCGCCGGCGCTGCACGGCTTCTCGATCGTGCAGATCAGCGACCTGCATGTGGGCCCGACCATCCGCAAGGGTTTCGTCGACGGCGTGGTCGACGCGGCCAACGCCCTGCAGGCCGACGTGGCCGTGGTGACGGGCGACGTGGTGGACGGCAAGGTGCACGAGCTGGGCGAACACACCGCGCCGCTGGGCCGCCTGGCCGCCCGCCACGGCACCTACCTCGTGACCGGCAACCACGAGTACTACTCGGGCGCCGGCGCCTGGATCGCCGAATTCCGCCGGCTCGGCCTCACGGTGCTGCTCAACGAACACGTCGTGCTGTCGCACAGCGACGAACGCGTCGTGCTGGCGGGCGTACCCGACTACACCGCCCACCATTTCGACGCCAGCCACCAGAGCGACCCGGCGCTCTCGCTGCAAGGCGCCCCGGCGGATGCGGCGCTGCGGCTGCTGCTGGCGCACCAGCCGCGCACCGCGCCCGCGGCGGCGGAGGCGGGCTTCGACCTGCAGCTGTCCGGCCACACGCACGGCGGCCAGTTCTTCCCATGGAACTTCTTCGTGCCGCTGCAGCAGCCCTACACCGCCGGCCTGCACCGGCATGGCGGCATGTGGATCTACACCAGCCGCGGCACCGGCTACTGGGGCCCGCCCAAGCGGCTGGGCGCGCCGTCGGAGATCACGCTGCTGACCTTGGTTGCGGCGTGATGCCGGCGCGGGAGAAGCCCTGGGTGGTGTCTGTCACCGGCCGCAGCAGCGCGGTGAACTGCTCGGCCGGCATCGGCCGGCCCAGGTGGTAGCCCTGGGCTTCGTCGCAGCCGTGCTGGCGCAGGAAGGCCAGCTGCTCCGCGGTCTCGACGCCCTCGGCCACGATGCCCACCTTGAGCCGGTGCGCCATGGCGATGAGCGCCGCGGCCAGCCGGCTTTCGCCTGACGACGCCGGCACGGCGGTCAGGAAGCTGCGGTCGATCTTGAAGCGGTCCACCGGCAGCTCGCGCAGGTAGGCGAGGCTCGAATAGCCGACACCGAAGTCGTCGATCGCGATGCGCACGCCCAGCGAGCGCAGGCTGGCCAGCACGGTGGCGGTCTTCAGCGTGTCGCGCACGATGGCGCTTTCGGTGATCTCGAGTTCGAGCTGCGAAGGCAGCAGCCCGGTGGACAGCAGCACCGCCGAGATCTGCTCGACGAGGCCGGTGGAGTCGAGCTGGCGCGGCGAGAGATTCACGCCCACGCGGATCGCATGGCCGGTGGTTTCGCGCCAGCGGCGTGCCTGCGCGCAGGCCTGGCGCAGCACCCATTCGCCGATGGGCACGATGAGGCCGGTCTCCTCGGCCAGCGGGATGAACTCGCCGGGCGCGACCATGACCTCGGGCGAGCGCTGCCAGCGCAGCAGGGCCTCGGCCCCCACCAGCTTGCCGGTGGCGCAGTCGAACTGCGGCTGGTAGTGCAGCACCAGCTCGCCGCGGTCCATGGCGCCGTGCAGGTCGTTCTCGAGCCGCAGCCGCTCGGCGCTCGCCTGGCTCATGCTCTCCGAATAGACCTGGTGGTTGTTGCGACCCTGCGACTTGGCGTGGTACATGGCCACGTCGGCCGCGCGCATCAGTGACGCGGCATCGTGGCCCGCCTCGGGGAAGGTGGCCACGCCGATGCTGGCGGTCACGCGCAGCTCGTGCGAACCGGCCTGCATGGGCTCGCCCAGCACCGCGAGCACCTTGCGGGCCACCGCCTCGCAGTCGGCCTGCTGGGTGCCTTGCGACAGGCGCGGCAGCAGCACCACGAATTCGTCACCGCCCATGCGCGCCACCGTGTCGCTGCCGCGCACCGCATGCGAGATGCGCTGCGCCACGTTGCGCAGGATGGTGTCGCCCACCGGGTGGCCGAGCGAGTCGTTGATGTTCTTGAAGCGATCGAGGTCGATGAACATCAGCGCGACCGAGGTCATCTCGCGGCGCGCACGCGCCAGTGCCTGGTTGAGCCGCTCCTCGAGCAGCGTGCGGTTGGGCAGGCCGGTGAGCGCATCGTGCTGGGCCAGGTGGCGGATGCTCTCTTCGGCCCGCTTGCGCTCGGTCACGTCGTAGGCGATGCCCAGGAAGCCGGTCAGGTCGCCGTGTTCGTTGTGCAGTGCGGTGACGGTGAGCACCACCGGCACGCGCTGGCCGTCATGGCGCACGTAGGTCCATTCGCGCTCCTCGGGGTCGCCGCGGCGCGCGCGGGCAGCGAGCACCTCGAACCCCGGTGCGATCTCGCGGCCGAGCTCCTGGGTCAGCTGGCGGGCGCGCTGCGCCACCTCGGCCGGGTCGTGGAAGAGCTCGGGCGTGGCCAGGCCGACCACGCTTTCGGCGGAGCGACCCAGCAGCACCTCGGCCGCCGGGTTGATGGCCTGGATCACGCCTTGCGGGTTGGTCGCGATGATGGCGAAGGGCGCGCTGTTGACGATGGTGCGCCGCAGTGTGTCGGACTCGCTGGCCTGCCGGCTGTAGGTCAGCGCGAGCGCCGTGGCGCGGGAGTACCGGGCTGCCCACACGCGCAGCGCCCACCACATCACCAGGCTCAGCACCATGCCCTGCACCAGCAGCGACAGCGGCTGCGGCGCGGTGAAGTAGTCGGCCGGCCGACGGGTGAGCTCGAAGCGCCACATGCGGCTGCCCACCGACTTCACATGCACGCGCCGGTCGGTTTCGGCCACCTGCGACGGCGGCTCGTAGCTGTGGGCCCAGTCTGTGGCGCCGTCGAACACCACGCTGTGCGGCTCGGGGCTGGTGTAGACGTCGTAGGCGTCGTCGCCTTCGTCGGTGATGCGGATGTGGAAGCGGCTGGCGACGTGGTCGCGCAGCGCGTACTTCATCACGTCGCCCGAACGCACCGCCACCGAAACCTGGCCGGCGAAAGCGCGGCGCCGCTCGGCGGTCGTGTTCTGCGGCCCGCCGACATACAGCGCCGAGCGGATCACGAAGCCGCGCTCGGCGCCGTTGTTGCCGGCGGTCTGCAGCAGCTGCGGCGCCGACACGACCGGCCGGCCGAAGTCGCGCACGCGCTCGAGCATGCGGCGCCTGCGCGCGTCGGCCAGCAGGTCGGCGCCGACCAGCGCGTCCTGGCCGGACTCCGGCTCGACGAACAGCACGGGCATGTATTCGGCGCGCGGCTCCGGCGGCGAAATGGCGAAGCGCTGGAGTCCTTCGGCCTCGGCGCGGCTCTCGAGCGCCGTGCGCTGCCCGTGGGTGACGAACGGCGCGTACTGGATCGACTGCAGCGCGGGATAGCGGTCCTGGGTGCGCAGCGCGGCGAAGTGCTCGTGGAACTCGGCCCGGCTCACGTTGTCACTGGCGCGGAACAGCGCCGCCAGGCTCACCGCGAGGTCGAGGTAGCGCTCCATGTATTCGCCCACCCGCGTGGCCTGGTCGATGACCAGCGCATCGAAGGCATGGTCGTCGGCCTCGCGGGCGCGCTCGGCGCTGTCCTGCCAGAGGATCACGCTGATGGCCAGGCCCGCGAGCAGCACCGCATCGGCCAGCCGCTTGGAGGAGGCAATGCGTCGCAGAAAAGGTGGCAGGCGCAGGTTCAAGGCTGACTGCAGGAGGCGGAACGTGGAGGGGCGCGCGGCGACCGAGATGCTAACGTGCCGACCCCGGTTCGTGCGACACCGACCGACAGCGCTGTCTCTTTTCAATGCCGGCGCGCAAGCCTGGCGTCAGCCTGGGGCTGGCCCCGAAGCTAGGGCCTGTTAACGCTATTTGGAGCCTCACGCTTGGGTCCCTGGGGGCGCAGGCCTAGGCGCCGCCGAGGCGGTGTGCTCACCGCACACAACGAGGCGGCAACGACAGCATGCGCCCCCAGAGACCCAAGCCCTGCGGGTGATCCCAGGAAACGGGCGCCCTCCGCGTTGCAAATGCTCAGCGGGGGAACGACCCCGCTTCCGCTTTGCGCCTTGATGGCGCCCGTTTCC